TGTTGGCGTTTGACCAACAGATGCCGTAGGAGTTGGTGTAGGTATATTATAACATACTCCGTTTGTCTCCGCTCTACCATCATAATAGATTGTGATAAAATCACCAATTTGTGGTGTATTAGTGTTTTGTGGGTTAACAACAATTTGTTGTACATTTATTTCATTAGTACCAACTAACGATGACATTCTAACCGCGTAATTTGGTGTTGTCACATATTGATTACTAACCAATGCATTCCATTCTATTGTAGATGCTGATGTAATACCTGAGAAAAATCCTCTCATTGCGGCTCTGTTAAAAACAGGTTCAATTGTAGAATCCATAAATGGTAATCCATAAATGTTTGTTTGTCCTTCATCTACCAAATATGGGTATTTCACATATTGTCTATTTGATTCAGGAACTCCGGATGAGTTTTGTGAATTAAATTGTGGCGCTAAAATGGCACTATTTGTTTGGTTGTAAGTACTTGGTAATTCATTATATGATACCTCACTATCTCCAACACTAAAATATACGATATTAAATCTACCCTCAGATAATCTTTGTCTACCTGTATCAGTAACTCTAGTGTTTACTAAACCCGATGTATTTTTAAGTATGTATGCCATTTAAATGATAAATATTCTTTTATTCGCTTTTATAATAATGCAACAGGATTTATTAAGTTTACCGTACAACAATTACAATTATTAATTACTCCATTTGTCATAAATAACTGATAAATACCAGCCGTACCTTGACAATATCCTGAAGGTGCGTTTATTATTTGATTTGTTGTAGATCCGGTTATTGTTTGATTACTTCCAATTGTTAATGTATTTAAGTACTGTAGATTTTGCTGAACCCTGTTAACTGGTCCTCCAGAAGTACAAGGCCCTGTTAATGGTATTAAACTACTTGCCGTATTATATAATGACATTGGTCCAACACCATTAATTGTTGTTATATTATTATATGTCGGAACAGGACTTAACGATTGCGGAAAATAATAAAAGTTTGATGTCATCGTTAAGTTAAATGTTATTGTAACACCAGCAGGTAATGTTGGTGCCGTAACCACAAATGTGTTATTTGTTGTGTTTACCGTTAGTGTTAAATTATAAGATGTTGTTAGTGTTGAAGTAATATTAACTACCGATCCAACCCCAATAACATTATTTGAGTCTTTAACAAAGACATTGTAATAACCCGCGGTTAAACCTAAGAATATTGGTGTTGTTTGATATGTTGTACCACCATTAATAGAATATTGGTATGGTGGTGTCCCTCCAACTGCGGTTATGGTTATACTTCCATCGTTTCCACAAAGAGCATTATTTTTTGTTGATACAACACTTACCAATTGATTTTCTGAACATGCTCCCGATAATACGGTCATTTGTAATACATCACCAACACCCAAAACTTGCCAGTTACTTAATGGTGGGGATGATGGATCGTTATTAATTAAACTTATACTTGGATTTGAATATCCTGTAAATGTCCATTGGTTAGGTGTTGAACCTGTGTTCCAATACATATAATATTGATTATCAGATGATGTCCAAGTTGGTTGACCATTTAATGTTGATGTTGGTAACACTTCAATTTGAATTTGTTGTGACGGATAACCAACTTTACTACTTCTAACAAGTAAGAACACACATAATGGTCCGTATGTTTTAGGTATGATTGGGATATTACAATTACCAATATATGAATTGGTAATTTGATATTGTGTTGACGCTGATGTCGTCCAAGTATTTCCACTTGGATATAAAGATCCATTACCATTTAGATATGAGTAGAATGTTCCGTTCTGACATTCCATTGATTGACAGAATGACCAATAATTATATTGTGGTTGATATATTATATAACCCAAAGTTGTCACACCATAAGTTAACACATAATAAGGTTTTCCATTTCTATAACCTTGTGGTTGTGAAGTAATATAAACAACATTATCCTCAACAATACCCGAAACCGTGAAACACATTGCAGAATACACTATTGTTTCTGCCGTTAAAACACAAGTCGTTACTGCAGTAAAATCACCATAATAATCAGTTACCGTTGCGGTATAATCACCAACACCCAAGTTATTTAATGCTGGTGCGTAACTACCTACTTCCCAAAATATTGTATATGGTGGTGTTCCTCCCGTTATTAAAAGAGTTGTTGCCCCATCATAAGAAAAAATATCTGTAGGTTGTTGAACTAAACATTGTATATTCATTGGGAACAATGTGATCACGTCACACTCATTTGCCGGTTTTACGGTTGGTAATGTCGGAGGACATTGATTATCCACACAAATATCACTCACCTTTAATGGTATATCTGAAACCGCATCAAATTGTGGGTAAGTTTTACTACAAATATTATAAGTTAAACCTGAAATTAAACTATCAACAACAATCTCATTGTTACAATTAACATAAGTAACATCGGTATTCTCAGATTGAGTTTTAATAAAATAACAATAACAAGTTGCGGAACAAGTTATTCCTGAATCAATTGTAATATCTTCAGTTGTCGTACAATCAATCACACCAATATTTAACACATAATAACAACCACTTAAACTGGTTGACCCTGTTGTTTCAATATAAGCAAATGCTGAAGTATACGCAGTTAAACCACTATAGTTTGAAACTATTGGTTCTGAGTTCCCGTTTACGGGATAAAGTATGTAACAATTTTCTACCATCTATAATAGATAAATAATCAAATGTTTGATTTTTGGAGGTATGATTTCATATTCTCTATATATTTTATTGTTGAACTATTTGAATCTATATAATCAAAAACGTTTGGATTTTTTCTTAACTCTTCAATTGGGTCTATATTAATATAATCACCTTTGAAAAACTTTGTAGTTTTTAATTCGTGGGTGACTCCTGCCATGTGTAATATTGGTGTCTTATCGTACTTATCAATGTCGTCTGTTGCCCAACAAAATTCAAACTCACTTGTTATTTTTGTTTCAAATCCGTACATCCATAAGTTCCACAATAAAGACCACATTTCTGCCGTCCAAAATTGTATCTGACCTGTATTGATTGGAAATCTTTTTTGATAATCCATCATTTGATCGTACATTGTATTTGAGTCTTTGTATATCTTATCCCAAAGTTCACAAGTGGTATTTTTGATGAGGTATTGTCCTCCACCTGAGTTTTCTTGGTTTTCTTTAATTGTTTCAACATCAACACCAATTACTTCCGCCATTTCAGAGATTAGTTGTCCTTTATTTGAATTGGGGTGTTTTGACTCATATCTTTCACAACAATCCATTATGTAATTGTATCCTATATATCCAACAGTGTCAGATAAATAACTTACCTCATCATTCAACAACCGAGTAAAATTAGGTAGTTCTCTAAAAATAATATCAGCATCGTGAAGGAAAAATAACTTACCGTAATTAGGATTTGATTGGATCCATTTAGATATTAGATATGGTTTAATACTTGGTATGTAATGTTTTTTGTTTCTACCGTCCTCAAAAAAATGAACGTTTATACCTAAGTTAGATAATTCTTTACCTTCTTTGGATGGTTCTGTTTTACCTTGAACTAACCCTAAAACAACATGTATTTGATTGGGGTCTATTCCTTTCTCAATAAAGTTGTTTACATAAAGTTTTATTTGCCAAATGAAATATGGAACGTCAGGTTGTGCAGAAACAAATAAAATATCTTTCATTAGAAAAATTATAGATATTATTTTTTGTAAGTGAATTTAACAACTAGAACAAATACTTGTGGTAAAGTTGTTATTATATTCATTATTCAGTTGGCACAATCTCAACTAATTCATTAACCTTATTAATTGCCTGAACTATAATGGCGGAGTCACCTAAACTAAAGACTCCCGATTTCGCAGACATCTCTAATGCTTTAACTAAAATTTCTATGGCTTGTTCTTTATTCATATAACTGAATTTATTTTATTAGTTTGTTCTTCCGTAAGAGCATCAACAAACCAGTCTTTTGACATCATGAGTTGAAGATGACTAACATTAATTGATTTTATTTTTATTTGTTTTTCGGTTAGTTCCGAAATAACATTTAATTCATTAATTAAGTTAACACTATCAAATGCTGCACTTATACTTTGTGGTATATCTATTTCTCTCATAATTATGCTAATAGTATTTTATGATTAACCCCGTTTATTCTAACAGACCAAGTTTTGGTACTTGTAACGGTTTCTGTTGTTATAGGACCTACTGTGTTGGTGGAAGACCCTATCACTAATTGATTATTACTAGTTGGGGATGCCTTATGACCAATAACAATTGTGTTTGAGAAATTACCACCTGTTATGGACGACCCAATTGCTATATTAAAGGATGAGGTTGTATTCGCGGTTAAGGATTCTCGACCAATTACAATATTATCACTACCCGTTGTGTTGAGAGGTAATGATCCAAACCCAACTATAGTATTATAATTTCCCGTAGTGGTATTAGCCAAAGTTGCGTTACCAAGTGCGACATTATAACTAGCACTTGTCGCAGCATTTAGAATAGAAGCACCTAACGCAACATTAGAATTACCACTATAAATACCACTACCAAAAGAACCAATCATACATTCATGTCCGATAGCAATATTAGAAAACCCAACAATATTTTTGGCTAATGCTCCGGTACCAATTCCTATGTTACTACCACCGATTGTATTGTTTGATAACGCCCCTTGACCTAACGCAACATTATCTTGACCTGTAGTATTGTTTGACATTGATGACGATCCTACCACAACATTATTAATACCTGTTGTATTGCTTAATAACGACGCAGTACCTACCACAGTATTCTCAAATCCAGTTGTATTATTCGAAAGCGATAAACCACCCACCGAAACATTACTATAACCTTCCGTATTAGCGGCAAGTGACGAAATACCTACCGCAGTATTGTAAGTACCGGTTGTGTTAGCGGCAAGTGATATAGTACCTACCGCAGTATTACCTTCTCCGGTCGTGTTAGATAAAAGTGATTGATTTCCTACAGCGGTATTATAATTTCCAGTTGTGTTACCGCTAAGAGAAACATCTCCGATTGCGGTATTTTGAATACCCTCAGTGTTACTTTTTAATGAGTTATATCCAAGAGCAGTATTTGAACCTCCTGTTGTATTACCACTCAAAGCCTGATAACCAAATGCGGTATTAGTACCGCCAGTATCAAATCTACCCACCTCTTCACCAAAGAATGTGCTACCAAATGAATTATTAACCCCCCTGTTATACACATCACCATTAGAACTAACTACTAATGATGGTGTTGAGGTTCCTGAATTGATTACCGTTAATGAACCTGTTATACTAGCGCTACCGGTATATGGGAATGCCGGTCCACTACCAATAGTCATACCCGAAAAAGGTATATGAAATGTGTCACCATTTAGTTCTGCCGGAAACAAAGTGTCATTAGTTGCTCCAGATAGATAAGTTAATTGCCCTATTGTTTTACCCGTTAATGCCATAATTTTTTTTAATAAATATCTATTTATTTTATTTCTATTATGTATCCACCATAAAACAATAAAGAACTATATTACTCTGTTTATGTAGCATTAGTTGGTTATGGATCAACAAACATAATGTATTCTCCATTACCAACATTAATATATTCATCATTTTCCGTAATAATAGGATTTATCAATACCTCAACAACAGGAGTTGGTGTTGGCGTTGGTGTTATCGTATTGGTTGGAGTTAATGTTGGGGTTGGAGTAACTGTATTCGTAGGTGTAGGCGTATTAGTATTTGTAGGTGTAGGGGTATTAGTATTTGTAGGCGTATTAGTATTTGTAGGCGTATTAGTATTTGTAGGTGTAGGGGTATTAGTATTTGTAGGCGTATTAGTATTTGTAGGTGTAGGGGTATTAGTATTTGTAGGTGTAGGGGTATTAGTATTTGTAGGTGTAGAGGTATTAGTATTTGTTGGGGTTATTGCCGATGATATGTTAAGTATTAATTCTGATACACTGTCTTGTAATAAAAATTTATTTCCCTTTTGTAATAATAATACCGAATCAAACACTGGTGTTGGTGTTGGCGTAGGGGTATTAGTATTTGTTGGTGTAGGAGTGTTAGTATTTGTTTGTGTAGGAGTATTAGTATTTGTTGGTGTAGGAGTGTTAGTATTTGTTTGTGTAGGAGTATTAGTATTTGTTGGTGTAGGAGTGTTAGTTGATGTAGGGGTATTAGTGTTTGTTGGTGTAGGAGTGTTAGTTGATGTAGGGGTATTAGTGTTTGTTGGTGTAGGCGTAAATGTAGGCGTAAATGTCGGCGTAATTGTTGGCGTAATAGTATTTGTTGGTGTAGGTGTAATAGTATTTGTTGGTGTAGGAGTAATAGTATTTGTCGGTGTTGGTGTTGGCGTATTAGTTGATGTAGGTGTCGGCGTTATTGTATTAGTAGGTGTTACCGTAGGTGTTAGTGTTATTGTTGGAGTAATAGTATTCGTTGGTGTTGGTGTCGGTGTAATTGTTGGTGTCGGCGTAATTGTCGGTGTAATTGTCGGTGTAATTGTCGGTGTCGGTGTTGGTGTAGGAGTTTGGGTCACACTAGGAATTGGTTGATCACACACAAATGTTTCAAATCTTTCACATCCCGTTGAATCTATCAATAGTGTTCCAACAGCCGGAGCCATATCAAATTGTGATGGTAATGTTAAAGTTATTGGCGTTGTGGTAATTGTTCCAATATAAACACATTGATTACCATAAACATTACAACAATACGCACTAAAGGGGGGTACTAAACCGGTTATAGAGGATATTGTAACATTATTCATAATTATAAATACCCAACTCTGTTATTATTTAACAACTAGGACAAAAACCTTGATTGACAATATTTGCCAATCCGGATACAACTACAGGTTCTATTTTAGAACAAATATTTAATATATTGCCTTCTGGTATATTTTCACTATTTTTCCCTAAATCACCACAACATCCTTGCAGATTTATAGTCGCTCCTCCAGTACCACCACTCACTTCCCAATTAACACAACCTTGAGTTGCACAATCACTACAACCTGTACCACTATAAATTCCAAATTCTAATAAAGGTGTTATTGTTGCGGCACTTACCGTAGGATTTGTTGTTACATACCAACAAATACCATCACTCCCTAAGAAAGCGTTTGAGGTTCCTCCAGTTAATAAATTTACATTTATAATCTCAACTCCCGATCCTATACATTGAGTTGCAAAATAATTATTTAACATTGTACCACTTTGTGTAGGTGTTGGTGTAGGTGTATTAGTATTTGTTGGTGTTGGCGTAGGGGTTGGTGTATTAGTATTGGTTGGCGTTGGTGTTGGAGTATTAGTATTTGTATTTGTAGGTGTTGGCGTATTAGTATTTGTTGGTGTTACCGTATTAGTTGGCGTATTAGTATTTGTTGGTGTTACCGTATTAGTTGGTGTAGGAGTAATTGTAGGCGTGTTAGTTATTGTTGGCGTATTTGTAACCGTAGGTGTTATCGTATTCGTTGGAGTCACACTAATTGTTGGGGTAACTGTAGGTGTGTTTGTAGACGTTATAGTTGGTGTTGGGGTATTCGTTGGCGTTACGCTAATTGTTGGTGTAACCGTAGGTGTAACAGTTGGTGTTGGGGTTGGTGAAACCGGTCCACAAGCAACACAAGAAATTTGATAATCAATATTTAATTTTACCGTAATTACGGTGTCTTGCAATGGATTTATTGATTGTAATATACAATCTTTTTTAATTTTCTCACAACCTGATGTTATACTTACTCTATTTGAAACTAAATCAACCACAACATCTGTTATTCCAACATAACTTTCTAATGCCGTTATAATAGTGTCGGCCCAAACAACATCATTAGGATAATCGGTTGATCCTGATGAAGTATAGAATGGAGTTACTTTAATATCACCATCCACATCTGTGTAAATTGAGAATACCGCAGAATTAACAATACAATTTGTATCACCACTTGTTAAATCAGTAAACCCTTCGTAATACATAGATCTAATGTTTCTAACACCAATAGATCCATTTGGTTTAAACATGTCCTCACATATTGTGTGGTACATATAATCACTATATAATGTTGTACCCATTAAAGTTACAGATTTGGTTAAAGTACAACCACTACTATCTGTTATTGTTAAACCATAAGTTCCACTTGTTAAACCCGTTACGGTTGAACCTGTTTGTCCATTAACATTACCCGTCCAAGTTAATGTGAATGGGGGAACTCCTGAATAAATTGTTGTTGTTATTTGACCATCATTACCGTTTACAGGGTTTGCGGGGTTTAAATCAAAATACATATTTTGACTATAACCAATATAAATTGGGTAAGTTTGAATACAGGTTGGTGATCCGGCATCTTGTACCGTTAAAGTATAGTTACCATATGCCAAACTACCGAATATACCTATTGGTCCACTCGTTGTTACTGGGCTATAATCAGGTCCTGTTAATGTAAATGTATATGGTAATGTTCCACCTGTTGATACAACAACATTTAACGATCCATTATTATAACCACAAGTAGTTCCTGATGTTGTTGCGGTTACCGTGTACTTATTTACCGAAGTTATTGTTGTTGTGCCAGTGTAAGTACAACTAACAGATGATACGGTATAAATGTAAGTACCGTTAGGTAATCCATAGAATGTTTGGTTTGCATTTCCAATAGTTCCTGATTGAACAATTCCTGTTGATCCCGATATTTGAGTTTGTAAGTTAACGGCCGAGGTTGATCCACCATCAACAATAATTTGTAATGATCCATCACTTGATGAACAAGTTGAATTTGTGGTTATTGCATTTACTGTTGTAAATGAGCTTGGCGTATTTAATGTAACAGATGCACTATAGGTACAAAGTCCAGCGTCGGTTACAATAACATTAAAGACACCTGCGGGTACATTTGTAAACGTAAATGACGTGTCAAATGATATTCCAACCTGACCTGTTGAACCACTATAATAATATGGTGCTGTACCACCAGTTAGAATTGCCTCAACAACCCCGTTACTTTGAAAGCAAGTTGGTGATGTTGTTATAAATCCTGCTGATCCTACTTGTTCAACTTGAGTTAAGGTAATCGCACTTGTTGATACACATCCTATTGGATTTGTAACTGTAACTGTATATGTTCCCGCAGTTAAACCTGTTACGGTTGATCCTGTTTGTGTTCCAACATTGGGTGACCAACTATATGTGTAAGCCGATGTCGGTGTTAAACCTGTAATGAATATTTTACCACTTGATGACGCACAACCCGCATCGTTAACAACGTAATATCCAAAATTAAATGGTGTTGATGGATTTATGATAACAGAGGCCGTAATACCTGAACATCCACCACCATCATTGGCAACTATATAATACGTACCGGCAGATAAACTTGTGAATGTGTAATTTGGAAATGGTGATGTATTACTTGAAATCAAATTGTCCAAACCATCATAAAGAGTAAATGTTGCACCTGCGCCATAAACACCTGAAGTAAATCCTGTGACCGTACCGTTGTTAAGACCACAAGTTGTGTTTGACGAATCAATTGTTGCGGTAGTACCTGACGATATATAAACCGCTTGGACAATTGTACTTGACGCACCATCAGTTATTTCTAAAAAGTATGTTCCTGGTGGTAATGTATTTGCACTATATGATGTTGTATTTGCCGATGTAGGTAAAGGACACGACGGTGAAATACAATTAACCGCAAATGGAGGTGTGTCCCCAGTTATTAAGAAACTTACGGAACCAGCGCCTTTGTTTTCACAATCACCGGTTACATTATAACTATATACATTAATATATCCCATTAGCTATTACAATATAATTCAAAGGAAATTCCTACGTTTATTTGAAGGTCGTCAGAGTTTGGTAGACAATTATTACTATATACTTGTACCAAATCATCTGTCGTACTAATATTATAACTATATCCTAATGTGAGTAAACTATCTAACGCCTCTTCTAAAGCCGTCACCCATTGAGTATCCGAAGGTGCCGATAAGTTTCCAATACCATTAAAGAATGGATATTGCACTAGTGGAGTTCCATTTAGTCTAATGTCAACAAACCAAGATGTAACAACCGAAGATGGTTGACAAACAGCCGCATTTAAACCATTAACACTATAGAAATTATCTAAAGTACTATTTAAGACAACGCCGAACGATGTTGCTTGTGGATCACTATTCCAGGGATATAAAGGACAAGTCACTTGTTGTATCGGACAATCATAAACATAAAGTTGTGTCGTAAGAGTACAAGGTTTACAAGGTACAGGGACAATTTGACAACCCGCTTGTCTTCTCCATACAAATTTTTGTCTGTGGAAAATTGAGTTCTCAAGTCTAACTCCCGTATTCCAAATTGTGGTTGCCGGTATCATTTGTTCCACTAATCTAACCCAATAGTCACCCATACCATTCACATAATCAATCATTGTTTGATATGTGAAATTATCATTAGGTACGTTAATTGCTTGGCCTGATTCCAAGTATTTCCAATAGATAGATTGTAATGTTGGGTAACCACCCGTCTTACCATCCGTTATAAATTGACGATTTCTAACATTTATCATGTTATGCCAAAAAGTTTGAGCGAACTCAAAGAATGTTTTTTGTTTTGGTTTTGGTATAATTACTGTCCAATCAATACCACCAATTTTAGGATATATATTAGGTATATTACAAGGCGAAGGTGGTGTATAAAATAATCCTTGTTCAGGGATTGGGTAATTATATTTTCTTGACATCGTCCAAACATCATACACAAGACCTTGAGCCGGATTCATAAACACATCAACATTCTTAACGTTAAGTGTTAAACATTCCTCACCAACAGAGTAATAAGCATTAAATCCTCCATTAAAGCTACTTCTTAATGTCGGTTCAGTATCAACCCAACTTTTCTTATTATCAACTTGACTTCTTAATCTGAACCCTAAATCCATGAATGGGAATTGTCTATATCTTTGTAGATATTCTTCACCATAGTTAAATGGTAAAAGTGTTGTTTGGAAGTTAGGGTTATTACCTGTAAATGTTAAATTAGTAGGTATAAACGCCGCAGGCATTCTATGTTGTGGTGTTGATTCAAACCAACCACCACCAATTTGATAGTAATATGTTTCAGATGGTGTCGGCATTTGAGGACAACCAAACTCATCAACAGGATAATCATTTCTTGTTGTTGTTACGTTAACGTTTGATGTGGTTGTTGTAAAACCCGTATATTGTACACCCTGAATTGAGAATACATTACCTGTTTCATAAACAGGATATTGTTGTAAGTATGTTCCTCCTGTAATTTGAAAGTATTGCTGTTGGAACTCAGCCATGTTGATTCTTTGATCGGCAACATAAATGTATTCATTAAAATCAATCAAAGCTTCAGGTGCTCCAACCATTCTTAATAAACACTCAATAGATTTTCTTGTTCCTTTTGATTTAAATAACCAAGCGGAGTTTAAGATTAGGTTTCTGTAGAACTGATAATTCAACTCTTCAGGTGTTTGACCAATCTGTAAACCTGTGAATGTATTTGGTTGTGATGTGAACACTGCTTGTAATAACTCCTCATTTGAAATTGGTGAGAAGTTGGTTACCCATCCTAATGTTTGTGCTAAGTTTTTAAGTAATTGAGATGGTATGTCATTCTTAACCGTATAGTGAACACTATTAATGTTCCCTAATGCCGTAATAAATTGTCTTGTTTGGTCAAAACTTCTACCGTAGATTTGTAATAACTTTTCATACTTTTGATCCGGAGTATCAAATTCTTTTAATGCTCCTGTTGTTAAGAATCTTGAGATGATGTTTGTGTTGTAATCATCCAACTTAACTGCGAAGTCATTTATCTTAGTCAAATAGTTATCAAAACTAACTGATGTAATATCCAAGTTCCAAATACCACTTTTTGGGAAAGTAGCAAATGTGTTCGTTATTGTATAGGTACCATCCTCGTTTTGGTTTGGTACTTTAAAGTATGCCGTGTATGCCGGAGTAATTTGTCTATTTAATAAGAAATTTTCAACAGAGTCAAACTCCATATTAAACACCTTATTAACCTCATAATCGTTTGGTCTTATTACCAAATAATCGTAAGTAATTTGATTACCACTAAATGGGTTACCATCAACAATCAATCTTAATGTGGTTGATGTTGTTGTAGTTGGAAATATGTAGTTTACAGGATATTGTATTCCATTCAAATATAACACATACTTTTTATAGTTTGATGTCATATTTCTTAATGGAGAAACATCACTTTCCTTTAATTGGAAGTTTCTTTCCGCACTTATCGTATAATCAATGTCAAATGGATTTCTTATTGATGCAATACTAATTTCAAATTCGGTATCATTTTCACTTTGATTATAAACAATGTTAAAAGCAGTTTCATTTGTTGAGAAAGTTGCCGTTTGTTGAGATACCTCTAAACCCGCTGGAAAGTAATTAATAACCTTTGTAATTGACACCGAAAATCTTTTTACTAATGATCCATACTGAGTAAAGTTTGTTACCTGAGATAAATCATAATTAGGATAAACCCTATAGTTTTTGGCTATAATTTCTCTTGATTCTGCAGTAGTATCAATATTGATTGATTCCAAATTGATCGGATCCGAAAAGGCCCCAATCGTAAAGGTTCTGTTTTGTTTTTCACTAATCCCAGTAGTGAAGTTAAAATTCGCTTGTGTTAAACCACCGCCCGCAACAAGTTGTACCCCAACTAAGTTGTTAGAGAATTGATTTGCTGCACTACTCTGTGGTGGACAAGTAAATTTATTTATCGCCATTATGCCGTTATGTTGTTAAATGCCTTTGAAAAGTCAATGTTATTACCACGATCTTGTCTAACCTCATATAACAGAGCGTTAAATTGGTCTTTGATTTCGTATAAGTTGTATTGTTTGTAAATGTTGTTGTTAGAATCGTAAATCGTGTAGATACCATCCTCAATAGACTTGGTTTGATTACCATAAAGAGCAATTGCTAATGTTGAGATGTCTTGATCTACTATTTCAATCTCAGTTGATAATGGATTAAAATATGTGTTTGTAATAATAATATTTTGATCAGGTTGACCAATAAACGGTGTTGCACTTGGTTTATTAGTTGGCGATGATGATGGTGATAATGTACAGAACATTAAGTTAGTACTACCCTCAACATATCTATATCTGATTGATTTTTGTATTGTATTTGTAAGATTTTGTACGACAGGTTCACAGTAGAACGATGATGTAATGATTCTAAAGAAATTAGGTATTTTAGTACCATCAGAGTTTAAATATTCAACTCTGAAACCAACTAAACCTTGATTAACAAATTTATTTCTATATTGAGTTGGAACATTTGTAATATCAATTACAATACCTTTAACATTTGGAAGTGCCGATAAAACACCACAATCCGTTATTGATGTTCTAATTTGAGCAGGTCTAATTAAAAGTGTGTAGATACCAAGTTTGTTGAATTGGTCTGCAGGTAGTTTAAGATTATATAAACCACCAAGTATTTCTACTGAACTACCACCTGTTGCCGTATTATTAAAATAAGGTCTTAACACATCTTGTGCGTTCAGAGTTGTAAGGGTATAATTTTGAGTGTCGTCTCTTGATTCAGTATAAGTCATTATGATTTCTACATCCTCAGGACTAACGTCAGCACCTCTTATCGTTCCGTAATTACCTGTTGCCATTTTAAGTTTCTTTTTTCTTTTTTATAAATAGTTATGTTGATACTTTTTCAATCGTAAAGTATTTGTATCCGTACTTTTCTAAGTCTCCCATATTATCAACTTCACCAATTCTCATTACATTTTCCAAAGGATCGTTTTTACCCCTCTCAATAAAAAGGTTTGTTATAACCTCAGGTTGATCAATAACATTCAATAATGCCTCATTTTTTGTAAGGCCTGTCATTATTATCTCACCAGGAACATACCCATAAGAGTCAGTAACGTAAACCGTATAGTCAGGATAATCAAAATAATTCACCCCATTTATGGTGTAAGCACTATATGTTCCTGTTGGGTCAACACCCCAATAAGTACCGATTGCACCTGTGGTTCCTGTCACCTGAATACCTAATTTATATTTCCCACCAGCCAAATTAACTTTTGGCCCAAATTGTGAAATATCATTTAATGTTGATGTTGTGTATCCACTAACAGGAAATGGTACCGACACATAGTTGTAAGAATAAAAGTCATTAATATTGGTGTTTGAATCACCTGAAAAGATATAATTATAACTTACAGGTGTCGCACTCCAACTACCACCGGCAGGATAGAACACAATGTTACCTTCAGGGTTTGCAATAGTTACATTTGTGAAAGGAGTTGTTATTGTCTTCTGAACTTTTGATTTACCCCAAGGCGAATTAGCAGTTAGAGTTATTGTGTAGGTGTTGTTTGCCGCAGGATAAGTGTGAGTTAAAGGTGATATACCTAAAACCAATTGTTCGGGTGAACCATCTCCCCAATTTAAACTATAAGTCGTCAATGATAGGAACTTTATGAGTTCAAGATCGGATGTATTATAGAATGTATACGTGTATGGATTTATAGTATTTGCCGTTGTGATGAAATTATTTAATACGTCCTTTTGGAGTATTGCCCCATCAAATGTTGAGTAATAACCTATGTCAACAGCACTCTCTGTTAGTAAAATATTAACCGAAAGACCGGTTAAAAATGATGTTCCACCTGTATTTCCCGATAACACATAACTCATAGGTAAATAAACACCTGTGGTTCCTGTGTTAATAGTTGTTGCCGTTGATCCTGTTAAACAACAAGGGTCAAAGGTTGTGGTAATATCAGTACTACCAGTATAGGTAACATACGCTATATCCCCTTTGATGTTCTCAGGCGATATTACAAAGTTATATTGTTGTAATTCCATTATGGGTTAACGTATTCATACCATTTTATCGGCGTATTTGCATCTCCAACTCTTTGGTTGGTTGCTGTTGAGTACACTTCGTAAGTTTTGTCATTATAATCCAACTTAACTTTATAGTAATAATAATCTGCAGTATTAAAGTTGAATTTAGTTGGGGTAATCTGTGTTTGTGGTGTATTTGTCATTTGAACAAAAACTCCGAGTCTTCCGTCAAAAAACTTAGCCGACATAAAGAACTCATTAATGTCAACAAACTCTCTATTTCTTAACCAATAAATAAAGAACCCTTCTTTATCTCCAACATAATCCAATATCATTTTTGGTTTTTTAATTTCAACAGGTGGTAATGTTGGCGATAAAACAACAGTTTCTGTTAAACCTTGTTGTACGGGTAAAATTATTGATAAAAATATCTGTTGAGTTTTTTCATTGTCAGTATCATAAAAGTCTAACTTAAAGAATGATTTGGTAAAAGGTTTGGAATAATAATATACATCTTGAACAGAAAAACCTTCATTCAAATATGATATACCCCAGTTAGCAGTAGTGACACTTGTGCCTGTAATTGGAGTTGCGTTATTATAAAAATAAAACTCGTAGTTAATTGCCGTGTCATCATTAAGGAATACATTCTGAGCAAATCTTGCAATTTCAAAATCATTTGCAGTACCAATAACTTCCTTAAGCATTGTCGCTTCATAATCATCAACACTATCATCACGTCCTAAAAAGTCCCAAGTCATATTGACAGGAACATTCACATAACCATCTAAATCTGATCTTACTAATGTTATCTTATTCGCATTCATCTACTATCGGGTCTGCTATTGTTGTTATGTTTGGTGGAACCAATCCTATTGTTGCATAATCACTTGGTATGTTATACGCTTCAGGTGTAATTCTAAATATTGTATTTTCATATGGATAATGTTTTCCATTAAGGAATGGATAGTCAACTCCAACCCCATCAGTATCAATGTATCCATATGGATACTTATCTCTCCATCTGAAAAGTGCCGATAAAGTTGAATAATAAGCGTAATCTGGTATACCAACTACATTCACACCACTACCTTCCTCAACGTAGTCAGAAAATGCCGCAATTTGTATCGGGTTGTGTGGTTGATAGAAATAACCAGGTTGATTTGATACCGGCAAATCATTGTCTAATTTGAACCAATTTTGGTTATATTTGATTTTGTGTTGGTACTTTGAAACAACTCTTTCTAATTGTTCATAATTGTTCCATTCACAATAATCACCATCTAAAGTATCCCCTGTGGTTAGTAATTCATTGTAATAGAATTTTTTTACCCCACCAAGTGTTGTGGTATAAAATGATTGTGGTATGTTTGTATTTGAATTAACATTACTTTGATCCCACCAAGTTTGTGGTTTATTATTTTGTAAATATGTATTAAAATACCAACCTTGTTTCATATTACTTGTCCACCCCAAATACCCCCTCCAAATTGTTGTGAAGAATAAACTTGATAACGGTCGTTTTTGATTATCCTGTAACCCGTTAATATTTACATCACTATTAAATGATAGCGTGTAGGATCTAGCACCTTCTTTAATTGAGGTCCTTGCTTTTTGGTTTGGTGTTAATGGTTTGATTTCACATTTTGTTTTATCACCATAAATGTTATATTCAAATCCAGCATTTGCCAAAACTGAAGATTCTGATGTTGTTAATATTTTATGTCTTCGTATGTAATATGAACTTACCGTATCTGCGGAATTCGCAAGATTTATAATTCGTTTGAATGTTCCTTGTGTGAATTGTTGAAAGGTTGTTCCCGTATAACCTACGTTTCTAATATTGAATATATATTCTTCAGACCCTGATCCAGGATCTCCCAAACTTGTAACCTGAAACGCATTTTTACCACCATAACTTATTGATAGTTGTACGAATTCACCCACACTCAATCCGTGAGCCATAGGACACTTAAATGATATTTCCCTTAATTGAGTGTTTGTACCATTTAATATAATAAAAGGTAACCCATTACCGGCCACCCAGCTCCAAGTAAATGACGTGTCAGGGTCAACCGCAAATAATGTTCTGTTATAAACATTCTCAAAAGGATAACTAATGTAATGAGTCCAATTGTATGTGGTTGCACTAACATCTTTAAACAAGATATGGTTCTGTGGTGGTATTGTATACCCCGGCACATTATTATCAGTTCTAATAAAATCAAACTCAGGGTATTGTGGGAAACCATCCCAAGGCACATTTGCATTAAATGGATTTGGTGGTACGTTAGAATTATTTGCGGTAGTACTAATACCACTTGGGTAGGCAATTTTTGCGTTATTTAAAGCGTTTGTATAATAAAGGTTATTTCTAAATGGGGGATAGATTGTTGATCCAGTATAAGCGTTTTCAAATAGTATTGTAAACTTTGTTACAGGTCTAAATGTTGTTGATTCTTGTCTTTCTTGGTCAAAAACTTGAGCTAAATTCAAATCAGCAACTCTATCAAATTCAACAAGATTTTTTGTTGTTTGAGCCAATGGAATATTTAAGAACTGATCACTTCTCGGCGCTTGTTGGTATCTCTGAGTAGATAAAATTATATTAGTTGTTGGATCTACTATCATTCTTGGGCTGTTTGAACATAAAGTTTATAGAATCTATTAATAGCAGTCTTTCCGTTATTTAAACCAAAATAGAAGTGATATGGTGCACCAACAACAACCGCATCATTAGGTAAACCACTATCCTTACCATCTAAAACAATACCACCAGCCGGTTGAGGCACTGGATTACCTGCAAGGTTATAATTTGTTAAATAACCTAAACTAGTTGTTTGAGTTCTATATTTCTCATTAACACTTGTAAAATCTAATGCTTGATATTGTTTCTTAAAGAAACCTCCATTATAATCAGAACCCGCTGTGTCAGTATACCAGTTGTTATCTTCATTACCAAATATATTCTGTGCGTTATTGTTAGTAGGTGCACTTGGTTTAATAGACCATTTATAGTTAGGTACGACTTGTGATTTTGGATACCCAAAGTTCTCTTGGATTAAAGGAGTAAAACTATATGTCTCAGTTCCCGGTGATTCAATTTTTCTATATCTTAAATTGTTTTCAGGTGTTTGGAAAAATAACCCCATAACAGGTTTTATTTCTTTAGGGTTTGCAGCCCCATTATCACCAAAATATACATATTGATTACTTGGTACATTATCAGTAATAAATGGTAACACTTCCCATTCAGAGTTTATTGATAACATTTGAGCCCAATCACCATCAATTCTAAACGCCCCTCTTGTACTGTTAAAGAATTGTTCAATACCTTTACCCTCACTATTATCTTGACCCACACTAATTGGTATTATTCTTTGTCTAACACCCTCATTTAATATTCTTGATAAGAACCCTAATTGGATGATGTCAGAATTATCCTGATATGATGTTGTTTTAAGTTGGTCGGCATAATATGACCCAAAATTGTTATTACCACCACAGCATATTTCATTAATAAAGTTATCTCTTGGACCTAAATCAACTACCGTAGTTGGGAATTGGATTTGTTTTGCGTTATATCCATATCCAGGGAATTCAATTAGGGCAGGTAAAACTGAAGGTATTGGTGGTGAGTTTTTACCGATAAATTGATCTGTTGAGTCACTCCAAGGCGATGATCTATAGTAAAAATTATTACTTATTTCGTTAAATACAATTACATCATCACAATAATTGTAATTAGCATCGTTTGCGGTGATACCATATGTCGTTTGTTTATTAAAGTTAAACATATATAAAACACCATTCACCCAATTGTTTTGGAATACCTGAGCAAATATGCCTCTACAAGCAGCAAAGTTCATTGTGAACCTAACTTTCCATTCTAAGAATAATCTTACGTCAGACCCATATTCCTTAACGTATTTTTTATTCAACAAACAATAACACCCATTTATCATTCTATTTGCTGGAACACTACATTGTCCTGTTGGAACAACCCCGACATGTGAACCCGATCCCGTGTAACATTCTAATGGAACCATACCCTCACAAGTCAGTGTACTTGTAAGTCCGGATACTATAGAATCTTGATCATTACTTTCACCCGTTGCAATATCACCACCCGAATTTATTGCCGGTGGTTGTAAAACACCGTTAACCGAATAAAACCTAAAGTTTAAGTTTTGATGTAAACCATAACCTGTGTTATTTTGTGTTCCATTTTCAGTATTGGTAGATGTTGGTATTCTATCGCTTCTCATCACCAAATTAGATGATGTGTTAAAGTTTACCCCATTTAAACCGTATCTGTAATAAGCCGGAGAATATAATGAATATAAACGATAAAAATTACCAGCATTGGTATTGTAATATTGTTTTTTCTGACAATCAGAGTTACAACTACCACCACTATCGGTTAATAATTTAGCAACAGGTACTGTATCAATGTTTGACCCTAAGAATGTTGATCCACCAATATAATCTGTTTGAGAGGTAGGTAATGTATATGTTGATGTTGATAACAACTGATATAGATTACCACTTTGTGTTGATTGACTTATGGTTTGGAACCCAACTATTGGATTATATGGTGATGTATTTGAACCTGTGGTATTGTCGTCGGTAGCCAAATAATAATAAGGTAATGTTGATGTATAACCAGTATATTGTGTTGGATCAGGTGTAAATGTGAAAGAAGGAAAATACAAATAAGGGTCTGTATTATTAGTTGTATTATGACTTCTTGTCTTATATCCTGAGTTAGGCGGCATTGAGTAAGCTTGTATTGGGTAGTTTACATAATATTCACCCTCAATAACCATTGCATTTGGTGATGTATATCCAAATATTTTAGACACATCATATTTGATAGTTTGTTTTGCAGTGTTAGGGTCAACACCTCTAACAAAAATACATACCTCAAAGTTTTGATAATTTGTCATACCAGTTAACACATCTGGTACCGTATAAACATCAAACGAATTTGATTGTGGAACTAGTGTGGTTACAACATCACAATTAGGATAATAAAACTGTACATCATGTAATAGATACGTGTTAGGATAATATCCGGATGTTGATGTTTGTGAAATATTTATGAAATCACTGACCGTAAGTCCTGTTAATAATTGGAAGTATTCAGTATCAGTTGGGTATTGTAGATAACCCTGTTCCACCGCCGGATTACCGGCAACAGGAAATAGAGAAACTTCAGGTTGTATAATTTGAATAACAGCATTAATTGATGAGTTACCAGCAGCAACCGCAGAATTCGCATAAGGTATGGTTACGGTAGTTTGTCCTGTTATTGTTGTACCCGTAATTGCATTATTACCAAATTGATTAAAGGTTGCACCAGTTAAGTTAACCATTCTTAACGTTGAGTTAGCATCCATATAATTTGGATCTTGGAACGTACAGATAGCACCTGAACCTAATTGAGCAGCAACTCCACCATTTGTTAAAATAACCACAACTTGATCCGTAAACGATTGTGACCCCAATGATGGGTTTACCGTTGTTGTAATAACATTTTTACCACTAAAATATTTATCTCTAGTGTTAAATTCATTTAATTTTTGGGGATATGTTTCTGTTTTAGGATACGCAAAATATCTTTCATCAGCACCAGCACTCTTGTTGGCTCCCCATAAAAAAGCTTGAGGGGCGTGAAGTAATGCTTCCTCATTACCATAAAGTTTATTAGGGTCGCTAGAACTTATAACATCATAACCCGAAAAAAGTCTCAGGTAGTCAACACTAGCCTTAATTATTAAACTTTGGTCAATGTCATCGTTACCTAATAGCGTTTGTAAAGATTTATATTGATTACCATGTCCAAAACCACAATCAAATGGTTCATTATTATCGCTATCAGGATTAAAGTTAGGATGTTTGATATCGTAAGCACCCGCCGAACTTACCGGAGCAATTGATGTGTTTGGTTGTGCAATAACAACATCAATAGGTGATGATAATCCTGCCGCCGCATCGTCAACACTTTGTTGTACCGTATTCCCATCAAAGTCATCCTCAATACTCGCAGGACCACATTCACAATCACAACTTGTACAATCAGGATACGATATCATAGGTAATCCAATTCTAGGAAAACCTCCAAGTTTACCATCCGTTAAATCTTCATAAAGTAATTTAGCAATAAATGCGGTAAATGCAATTCCGCTGGCAACAAGGAAAATAACTCTTAAAGCTTGAGCAACTATTTGGATAATTGTTGCAACAGACAAGACCGGTCCAACCACAGTTATATCTAATAAAGTACCAATATAATACCCTAAATCAATCCCCGCTTGGACACCCAAATACACAAGATATATACCTAAAAATAACAATAGGTATTTTAATACCGGCCATATCAAAGCTATAAAGTGAGCAACAAATAACAATACCAAAATTGGGAATGTTAAAATGTTTAATAAGATGTTAAAGACAAAAAATATAAAATCAAAATTTCTAATTATGTCATTAACTGGGAATGTATTAACTGTTGACTTGCATGCTCTGTTATCAATTTCTTTAATACCTAAGTGTCTTGCTCTACCAATACCATTTTTATATCGGTCAAGGAACATCGCTGTTGTGTAAACTTTATTGTATCTAAACTCATAAAATGTATCCCCACAATTTATTGCCTCATTAACATCAATATAATCATCCCAATCTAAACTAAACGTATAAGATCTTAAAAGACTAAATAACGCTTGTGGGTATTCAGTAAATGTAATAGTTTGTGGTTGTAATGGGTCTATTGGTGTTGCAACAATTTGAAATGTCTGTCCCACAGGTACAGTTATTGATTGAGTATTACCCAAATATAATTGTCCATTTATATAAATTTCATAACTTGAAACGTTACTAAGTGTTAACGGAACTAATCCAACTGTTGACCCAAACACCGTAGTAACCCCACTTGTTGTTCCAGCCGCTAATGTTGGGTAAGTATATGTTGTGGTTGATTGATTTAATGGGTCACTAGATGAAGTAGTCCAACCGTGTTCTTTAATGTTAGGAACCAAAAAGTTAGCCCTTAAAAAACTACCTTGTAATCCTTGTTCGTTTTGCCATTTGAATTTAAATCTGTATTTCCCTTTTGTTGGTATCCCTTTCTTAGGGTCGTTTGAATATACTTGTTCTCCAAACTCATTCGTATATATGTAATCTAAGTTCATTGGTATGTTCGTAAGGAACGTACCATCTTCATCAATAATTTTAGAACCACCGTCAAATGAATATTGTTCAAGTATTGGTAGCCCTTGTGAATCAGAATTTATCGTTTGTCTAATTGCCAATACTTCACCAGGCCCTGCAACTAATTCACATAAATTACCCGTATTTTGTTTTGGTTTACAATTTACCTTGAGCGCATCATCATCAGTAGTTGATACTATTGATCCCATGAATACCGCTGTTGGTTGTATATTAATATTTGCTTGTTTTGTTAAGTCAAAGTCAACACGGGTAATCCCAACCTGACAAAGATCGGCTTCACCCCAAAATGGTGCCACGTTAACATCAAACACTAAGTTTTTAAGTTGTGGTAACTCTCTAAGGTTTGTTGATGTCTTAAATGTTGCCCCATCAACCTGAGATTCGGTCGCCAACCCTTGTTGAATTAAGTCTTGTGGAGATAAAGAAAAACATCCTATATCAGAAAGGTCAACATCCATCACAATTGTTTGGGTCCCAACAGGAACACCAAAAATCATAAAGTCACCACTCTCATTTGTTTCAACGGTAAAACGATAGTACTTATCAAAAACCTCAATATATGAGGAATCCATTAACACATCCCCTTTGTTTGGGAATGAACCTGTTGACTTGTGTCCAGTGTATGATGGTAACTTAGGAAGTAGGTTATATCTATACCCGTCTTCATTTGTGTCGGTAATTGTTTTGTATGGGTAAAGTTCTGAGATAACAGGATTTAATTCATCCGCGGAATCCAAAGGGATAAAAACTGATACCTTTGCATTAGGTAGTCCGTAACCACCATTAACGAAAACTCTACCTACAACAACCCCATAATCAGAACAAAAACGAGTATATATATCGTTTGCGAGAATCTTTAAGGAAAGTATCTCTAATTGTTCCCAATCCTGTTCTAAGTTGAGGTTAATATATTTGTCAACCCCTACTTGGGTCCTTATTCTGTATGATTTAGGCATTAAAAATTCGTTTTTTCATAAATAGTTTATTTCCTATTTTAGAAAAAATAATCTTCTTTTCTGAAAAATAAATCTCTAGGAGAAGTTTACTGTTTTTAAGTTAAGAACTCTAACATTAATATCCTTATTTGGATATCTAATTTGGTATATTTGTGTTGGTGTGGCAAAGATGGTATCTGCTGTTGGTTGGATCTGTTTTGTTACAGGATCTAAATACGGCATTGATGTTTGACTTGATGAATATTGACCACCAACTTGATTAAAGAACAACACATCAGACACACTCACAATTCCATTCTCAGACTGAATAAGTCGTCTAAGTTCAGATATGTTAACATTCTGACCTAATTGTCTTACAAGTGGATTAAAGTAAGTTGTAACAACGTCAATAACTTTGGCAACAACCGCACCTTGATTTTGACTATTGTCTAATACCACATCAACAGTAACCGCTAAGTCAATTGTTTCCGCCGCTTGTATTGAGATGTAGTCATTTATCATTCTATAGTTTGATAAGTAATTTGCCACGTTTTGTTTTAATGTATTTGAAACAACGTTTGATAAACTACCATTTAAGTCATAAGATAACATCTTAATAACAATCTTATTATTCTCTTCTGTGATCGCAACTTTCGCTGGTGCTCCGAATTGAGCAGGCATTGTTCTAATAAGTGAATTATAATCATTAACGGTAACCGCTCTGTGTTGTGCCGCAAAGTTAAATGATACCAAATTTCTAACATCTTCCGTTGTTGGTGGATTTGCTCCCCCAATTGCAGCAGTTACGTTATTACATCTTAAACTATTGATTACACTTCTGTTTACAGAGTCAGATGGTCCGTTTACCGCAAATGATACGGTACCAATTTGATTGATTGTGTTAATCCCTAAATTACTTCCTAATCCACCACCAATTCTATATTGTACGAATAATGTTGTGTTAGCCGGTAATGCCGATCCCATAGCATAGTTATTTGTATATCTACTTAAATCAAATCCTTTTCCATCACGCGCAAACTCTCTAAGTTGTGCTTCAGCAGAAATATTACCACCACCAAATGTCATCTTACAGAATCCTTCAGGTGTATATTCACTAATGAATTTTTGATCTGTTGTAATATAATTACCAACCTTAATACCAGGTTGATCCGACACTTTTGTTGGGTCTTCAATAAAAACTCTGTCCTGAACTAAAGCATCAACCTCAAACCATCTTTCAGGTCCTACAGTAATAAAGTCTTGTGGTTGAGGGATAGTTGAGTATTGTGTTCCACTCTTTAATAACACACTTGATATGCCCAAAACATTTTTTTCAGGTAAGAATAATTCTAAATATGGTCTGTTATCATTAGGCGTTATAACTCTTTTATATACTTTTGTAACACCATTAACAACAACTTCACGTTTTACAATAGTGTAGTTAATCAACTTACCACTTGAATCAAAGTTTGGTATTTTAACTCTGTTTGGAGCTCCTTCCGCATTTATTGGTGAAGCAAAATCAATATCATATACAGTCTCAAATGGTTGTCCTGCACCATTAACTTGTGACCCTCTTCTTAATACACCACAATATCTTAAATCCTCTCTATCTCCAAAAGCAGGAACTAAAATTGAGAAATCAACTAAAGCAACGGAAGGTCTTTGACCAGGAACTTTTAACCCGTAGGTTCTTGCAATATTATATACAGATGATTTTTGTTGTGCGTATTGTAAAACCGTCTCTTGAATACTCCTATCTATTTGGAAGTTCAGGTTATCCGTCACGGCAGCATTCATATCCAACATAACCGAGAATATACCCGCATCATTAAAGTTTTGAACTAAATCAGGATAATAGGTTCTCGTGAAGTTAATTAACTCCGTTCTTATACCTTGAAAATCCCTTACGGTATAGGATATCTGTTTCTCTGCCATATAATATTAAATATTGATAATTATAAAATCGTTTGATTCAAACGCTGAATTTGTAACCCTATAATCAATTCTTATTTTTGCGGTGTGTTCTAATTGACTAATATTAGTTACCCTAAACTCTCTCTCACCATAGTCATTTACAGTATAACCTTTGTCTTCTAAACCTGCAGAACCTGGTTCTACGGTTACATTAGTCACTAATAGATTTGGCATGTAATTACCAATAGAATCCCTTATCTCTGATTCAATATCAGAGAATGTTGGACCATCTAATGGTTCAAATATATATTCATATAGTCTACTACCGAAGTCAGGTAAATAATATCTTGACCCTTTTCTTGTCAATAGTAAGTGAACAAGGTTACTTCTTATTTCCGCTTCAGTTGTATTGGTAACATCCAAATACCTCCCGTCAAATGAATCAACAAAAGGAAAATTTATACCATACGTAATACCATTATTTGCCATATCACTTATAAATATAAGTTAGAGTTTTTTTAAGTAAAAAAAAAATCACTACTTCCGTAGTGATTCTTGTATTGTTTTACTTCCTTTTTCGTAAATCGGTTCGTAAGGACAGTGTTTGCATTTTGACCCACAACACGATCCTCTTTTTATGTGGTATGATTCGGTCATTACAAATTTACCATTTTCATTTTTATAAAAGTCAGGTTCAGGAGATTTTTTAGTTGTCTCCTGAACATATAACTGTTGTATCCAATCGTTTGATGCACTTACCGTCATAACTCTTATACTATTTCACAAGCTCCACCAGCACAA